AACTGTAATTGATGCGGTTTTTGGAACAAAATTAACTGAACAAGTTGATGGATTTTTCAATAACATTACAGATGTTTTCAAAAAAATTGGTGGTTTCATAATGGACATAGGTGGTTCCATTTTGAAGTTCATAATGAGACCATTTGATTTAGCAAAAGGTTTGATAGACGGTATAATAAAAATGTTTACCGGTGATTTCAAAGGTGGAATAGAAACAATAGGTAAGGCAATTCTTGATTTCATAATGGCACCATTTAATTTAGTTCAAGACCTGTTTGACAAATTTACAGGTATGTTTTCCGGTTTGGGTGATACGATAAAAGATGCGGCAAAAGGAATGTTGGATTTTCTTCCAGATTCACTAAATCCATTTGCGGGCGGAGGAGATGAAGCCGCTAAGGGTGCAGAAGGTGAAAAGAAAATTGGTGCGGCGGCAACGGGTGGTACAATAACAAAGGGTGGTGCTACACTTGTTGGTGAAAAAGGACCAGAAGTTGTATCTCTACCACAGGGTTCAGTAGTTGCTAGTGCAAGTGCAACTAAACAGATTGGTTCAGCAATGGACTCGATGGGTGGTGCAACCACTGCCGCTGGTGGCACAGACTCACAACTTGCAGTTTTACAATCAATTGATGCGAAGATAGGTGCATTACTTGAACCTATACAAAAAGTTGGAGAAACCATAAGTTCAATTGTTGGTAGTATATCTTCAATGGCAACATCATTGCCAGGAATAGGTGGTGTTGTTTCTGGTATATCATCTCTGTTTGGTGGCGGTGGTGGAGAAAAATCAACACCTGCTGCTGTACAGGCAACATCGATTCCACAAAGTGCTGCATCACCTGCAACTGGAATGTCATCCTCGCCAATGGCAAATTCAGCTGCTACTGCTGGTAAAGAAGGAAAGGGTGGTCAAGATCCTGTTGTTGAAAAACTTGAAAAGTTAATCGGAATAATGTCTTCAATAACTTCGCAACCAACTATAATAAAAATTGGTGATAAGACTGTTGAGGAAATTCAAAGTAAAATAGATGTAAGAAAAACTTACAATGTAGCAATAGATAATACTTATGGTCGTAGAGTATAACAATCTATCAATTTTTATATTTATAGTAAACAAATAGGAAAAGTAATGCCATTGGTAGATTTAAGATCAGATTTATCCAAATTTCGTTCCGAAGTTTCACGCGAAGATAAAATAACTCCTGAGGCATCAAAAGCGAAAGACGGCAAAAATTTTGCAACATTACAACCAATAACTGATAAATTGGCTGAAATGTCACCTGATATTTCTGCACCTAAAACCCAAAGTGTATCATCATTGCTTAGTAAAACAAAATTTGATGATATAAAACCTTTCAAAACAAAATCATTAGAAAGTAGATTAAGTTCTACTAAACTTGATGATACAAAGGCATTTAATACATCTCCAATTGAAAATAGGTTAAGTTCAACAAAATTGGATGATACAAAGGCATTTAATACATCCCCAATTGAAAATAGGTTAGAAACAACAAAGTTAGATGATATTCGCACTTTCAAAACACAACCTATTGAGAATTATTTGGAAACCTCAAAGTTTGATGATATTATTAAAAATGTTATAGAAAACGGTTTAGTAAATTCTGTATCAAAGTATTCTAGCATAAACAAGACATTCACAGACTTAAATTTTAGTAGAATATCCATTGAACAAATTGCATCAAAGTTTGGTGAAATTCGCCAGGAACAATTCGTCAGTATGTTGAATAAATCTGAAATTAAAATAGAAAAACAACAACATGGAACAAATAATAATGATTCTAATGTCAATCCAGAAGATTCACAATTAACATCAGGATTGGAATTATCATCACCCGAATTAACAAAAAATCCTAATGATGCTTCGGATAATATAGAAAATCCAAATATACAAATTCAAAGGAAACCTTTATCATTGGATAGGTCTGAACAAAGTCCGGAGTTATTGATAAATCCAGATGATGCATCGGATAATATAGAAAATCCAAATGTTTTAATAATACGAAAACCTTTATTTGCAGACTTATCTGCACAATCTGTTGTAATAAATTCTGATTTGTTTTCACCGATAAATAATGTTATCAATCCAAACATAGCATTAGAAAGAAATCCTTTATCAATAGATAGAACTGATCAAACTGTTGAAATACTCACGGAATTGCCAGTTGATGGTTTTGTTACTATTCCAGATACAAAGATATTGAAAGTTGATTTGTCTTCAAAATTATTGGAAGATACAACATCTCTTAATTTTGATGATGAACCGTTGAGATATGTTCCAATATCAAGATTGATGGAAATGTCTCCATCACAAATTGTTGATACTATAAAATATGATTTACAATCAATACAACTTGAAGATAATACCATTTACAATATAGATTCTATTCAAAAGACAAATCCATCTGGAAGAAATGAAGATCCATCAGTATCAAAATTTTCTGTAATTGGAACACAAGAAGTAAATTTCTTTCAGAATAATAATGTAGTTGGTTTTACAGCAAGACAACAAATAGGTGATAGTAAAATAATTGGATCTTCAATATATGGGTGGAATGGTAAAACTGCTGCTGCTCCAGCAGTTAGTTTTATGGTAGATGATAATGCAACTGGATTTACAACATTTGCTCAACCAAATGTTTCAGAGTATATTCCAAATTCTTCAAAGTTTAGTTTTGCAAATATACCACAAACAGATTTCTTTGATCAAAATTCAAAGTTTACAACTAGTGGTTTTACAACTTTTGCATTACAGTATGAGACAGAATATAAACCAGATAGTTCTATATTTGCTTGGACTGGAAAATCTGATAGTGCTCCTGAAGTAGATTTCTTTGATATAAAAAAATTAAATACAACATCTGGATTTAATAGATTTCCACAATTGTATGATACAAAATATATCATGGAATCTTCGGTTCACGATTGGGATGGAAATGGTGCAAGTTCTCCAGAAGTAAATTATTTTGATATTACAAACAAATATACAACACTTGGATTCGGTAGACTTGCTCAATTGTATGATTCAAAATATATTGCAGATTCATCAGATTTTACTTGGAAAGGGGTAGTCACAAGTGCACCTGCTGTAAACTATTTTGATAGAGAGGGGCAAAATACTAATACTGGATTTCATACATTTGCTCAATTGTATGATTCAAAATATATTCCAGAAACTTCTATACATGATTGGGATGGGGATAGAGGATCAGCACCTGCAATAAATTATTTTGATTTGACATCACAAAATACAAATGCTGGTTTTCAAACATTTGCTCAATTGTATGATTCAAAATATATTCCAGAAACTTCTATCTATGATTGGGATGGAGACAGAACTACTGCACCTGCCGTAAACTATTTTGATTTAACTACAAAAAATACAAATGTGGGTTTTCATATACTTGCACAATCATTGGAAACAAAATATATTCCAGATTCTTCAATATATGATTGGGATGGAACTAGAGATAATGCACCAACTGTAAATTATTTTGATTTGACTGTAAAAAATACAACAGAGGGTTTTCACAAATTTTCTCAATTAGGTATAACCAAATATATTCCAGAGTCTTCAATATATGATTGGAATGGTGATAGAAGTCAGGCACCTGCTGTAAATTATTTAGATTTATTGAAACAACACACAACAGAAGGTTTTAATACATTTACTCAATTTCAAATATCAAAATACATAAAGGATTCTTCTCAATTTAATTGGGATGGATTTAGATCAGATGCTCCTGCAATAAATTATTTTGATTTAACTGGAAAAAATACAACAGTTGGTTTTCATACTTTTGCACAAAAGTTTGATACAAAATACATAAAAGAATCTTCTGAATTTGATTGGGATGGATTTAGATTAGATGCTCCTGCTGTAAACTATTTTGACCTAAATAGTAGACATTCCACCGTAGGTTTTCATACTTTTGCACAAAAGTTTGATACAAAATACATAAAAGAATCTTCTGAATTTGATTGGGATGGTGGAAGAAGTCAATCTCCAGAAGTTAATTATTTTGATTTGCCTGGTAAATTTACGACTATTGGATTCCATAGATTAGCTCAAAAGTTTGATACAAAATACATAAAAGAATCTTCTGAATTTGATTGGGATGGTGGTCGTAGTTCTGCACCAGAAGTAAACTATTTCGATATAGGTGGTAAATTTACCACAAAAGGATTCCATCGTTTAGCTGAAAAACTTGATACAAAATACATAAAAGAATCTTCTGAATTTGATTGGGATGGCGGTCCTGGTTCTGCACCGGAAGTAAATTATTTTGATAAAGCTGGAAAATTTACAACTGCTGGATTTCATAGAAAAGCTGAAAAATTACAAACAAAATATGTAAAAGATTCATCAGAGTTCGATTGGAATGGAGGCAGAGATGCCGCAAAGACTGTTGATTTTTTTGGAAATGAAAGTGCACCTGGTTTTACAAAATTCCCAAAGGCATTAGAGTCCGAATATAAAAAAGATATTTCAAAATTTACTTTTAAGGGTAGCCAACCTATTCCGGTGAACTATTTTCCCGATAGTTACAACAAAGGTTTTACATTAAAAGCCCCAAAACTTGAAAGTGAATACACCGAAGATATTAGTGAATTTACGTGGAAAGGTGGTAGAGATGCTGCTCCCGCAGTAAATTTTTTGGTTAATGATCAAGGTGGTGGTTTTACAACTTTTGCTGCACCACTTGCATCCGAATATACCCAAGACATATCACAATTTACATTTAAGGGAGCAAGAAGCAATGCTCCTGCAGTTGATTATTTTGTAAATCAAAATGCACCTGGATTTGGACTGTTTCCACCATTACTTGAAAGTAAATATAATTCCGAAAGTAGTTTGTTTACTTGGAAAGGTGGTAGATCTGAAGCACCAAATGTTGATTATATTACAGATGAAGCTGGTCAGGGTTTCAAAACATTAAGTGCTTTATATCAAACATTTTATACTCCAGATTTTGGAAACTATAATTGGAAAGGTGCTAGGTCTGAGGCACCAAATGTTAAGTATTTTGGAATAGGACCAATTGTAAGAAATAGTATACCAAATCCAAATGGTGTAGGTCGTAACACAACTGCGGATGCAGGGTTTGTAACATTTTTTGATAATAAGGCAAATACACAACTTTCTTCGGGTTATTCATCATTATCAACGGAAAGTGGTCCTAATAAATCACCTGTAAATGATAAACCTACAACTAATTTCTTTGGTTTTACTCCATTTGAAAAAAGTGGATTTATGGTTAAGATGAACTCTTTTGCAGAGACGCTTTATCCAATAATAAAACCAGAATTAGTTTACAATTCTGATCCAGGATCTAGAACAGGATTAGAAATTAAAAGATCAGCCGGTGGAATATCAATATCCGATAGAGAAAAATATGCACCTGTAACTTTTGCTAAAAAGTCATGGTCATCCGCTGGTGTTCTAGCATCACTAACAAATCAAGTTCCTGACTCAAAAGTTAATGCTGAACCGAGTTATTATGGCAACCCGTATGCAAAAACAATGAAAGATGTTACGGAAAGTAAAGGTTATTTGGCAAAATGGGCAATTACAAAAAAATCACCAACACCACTTGATGTTCAATATACTAAATTTAATTTAAGGGATGATTCATACAATAAAGATTTTGGTTTTGATCAACCATATGTTTTAAGAGATATAGGACAACGATGGGGATTTGGAATAGGATTTGATGAAGGTCTCGTTAGGGGTGGTGCGGTTACTGCTGCGGAAAGAATAGTTCAGGATGTTTTCCGTATAGGTAAGTTTTTATTATCTGCAAAAGGATTGTTATTTCTTGCAAAACAAGTCGGTTTACAATTGATGAATCCAAGCGTAGATACTAGACCTTCTCAAGGCATTATAGACACACTTTCATCAATTACAACATTAGGTATGTCTCCAACACAAATATACAATCCACTTGCTTTGATTGCAAATGTTGGTGGATCACCAATTGGTTTGAGAATACCAAGACATAGTATTTTGGGTGCAATTGATTCTGCTCAATTAAACAAATATGAAGATACAACAAAAATTCGTGAATATAAGTCTTGGCCGGATCCAACATCTGATATTTGGAAATCATTAGAAACACCAGACGGTGACGGTGATCAAACAGACTACAACAGATTGATCGGTTTGATGAAAGAATTATTACCAAATTCCTTTCAACCGGTGACAAATGTATCACGGGATAATTCATTAGAACCAAACATAGGCAGAATATCTAGTAATTTTGGAGGACCCAATGCTCCATTAGGAATTGGTGGAACTACAATAAGAAAATCAAGACATCCACATTTAGTTTATTATAGCACAAGTCCACTTCTTCCTGAATCAGATATAGTTAATACTGCTGCTGCACCGTCAGAATATGGTCCAACTGCTCCAAGCACAACAACTCCACCTCCAGGTGCAGGTGCTACTGTATCAACTACTGGAACACCACCAACAAATGGCGCTCCAGCAGCAACTTCACCAACAGGTGGACCATCAACGAGCACACCAACAAGTGCATACACTGCACCACCTTGGAGTATAACAAGCGGTAAAAATCCAAAATTTCCTTTAACCGCCAGAAGAAATCAGTATTATAGTTATACAGATTTTACTGGTGAGGATAGTAATACATACTCGCAAGAAATAGTAAATGATTTTATTGAAACGGATAAAAAGGTTTTTGGTTCAATAAGAAAATTATCAGAGATATTAAATGGACCGTTAGAAGAATCTTCTTCGCCATCAACTATTTTACCAAGTCCTATAAAATTACAAAATCAGTCTATACAAAGAATTAAACAATTGGATCCTTACGATCCTTCAAGAAGAACAATAGTAGATAGAGTTCGTAGAACAGATTTTGTAAATGCAGGTGTTGCAACTATTCCTAATGAAAAAATAAATCAATCATCTCCGGATGAATTAAATCCATTAAAAAAGTATTTAACTGCAACATATAGTAATTTGAAAAAAGCAGATCCAAGTGTTCCAAACAGATTTAGAAAATATAATGATTTTAGATGGGATGTATATGCCGGTGGATCAGCAAGCCAAGTTACAGGATCAGACGGTCAAGTAACAACTGTTCCAGATACAGCAGATAAAGAATACTTTGTATCTGATCCAAGATTTGCTAAATTTCACTCTAGAAATTTGGAAAAGTATTTCGGTTTGGGTGCACATGGTGAACCAGGTTCTCAAAGAAATATACCGGCAATTACAAATTTGCTTTATGTTAAAGATTCAAAAACACAATCTGGAATAGCAAAATTAAAACCAGGTCGTCAATTCAGAGGAGATAGGATAAACATATTGGATTACAGAAAAGTATCAAAAAATATAACAACCGATTTGGTATATGAAAAGGGAAAATATAATAATGAATCTATTCCAGGTACAAATGATATGATTGAATTTTATTTCACCGGTTTGAAAATTGCATCCGGTGGAGTAAATCGTCCTGCAGAAATAATAGCATTTAGAGCAACTTTTAATAATATAAATGAAAGTCATAATCCAAAATGGAATCCTGTAAAATATATGGGTAGAGGAGATCCACTCTATGTTTATGATGGATATGAAAGAAATATAAATTTTGGATTTGTTGTTCATATTGGATCTCGCGATGAAATGAAAGCATCGTGGCGTAAATTGAACTTTTTATCGTCATGGACTGCACCCGAATATACAAAGGGTGGACTAATTCGTGGACCTATGATTCGTTTGAATATAGGTCATTTGTATAGAAAAATGCCAGGTTTCATAAGTTCATTATCATATAGTTTTGACAATGTTGGAACTACATGGGAAACTGCACACCTTGAAGGCGATAGAAAATCAAATGTTAAAGCCGGTAATTTGAATTTATCAAATCCTGGCGTTTTACAATTACCAAAAACAATAGAAGTTTCTGTTGGATTTACTCCGGTTGGTGTTTACAGACCAGAATATAATGGTGTTATGTATTCACTATATGATGATAGTGATGCTACACTGGAAACAGGACTTTTACCGAAGGCGGCAAACAAAGTAAATTACTTCAGAGCTTTTGATGCATCAGAAGATTTACAGAGTGTTCCTGAATTGGATGATACTCAATTGTCATCACCAATGCCAGAAACAGAAACACAAATTCCAGTTGTTGATGAAACAGCAAGAGAAGATACTCAAAAAGATACAATAGGCGATGTTGGTTTTGTTGCGAAAGAAGAAGTAAGAACAGGCGATGCCGCAAATCAACAAAATGGTGGTTCAACAAATGTTCCACAAACAGGAACTCCTAATGCAAACCTTCCGGCTGCAACAGGAACAAATCCTGATGTTAGTGCACAGAATTTGGTTCCAAATTTAACTGGTCAACAGCAAAATACCGGTGGATTTAGTTTGGCAAGACCAGAAGAACCTATAAATGTACCAGATCCAGGAACATATCCGTCTGGTAATACATCAGATCAATTAGATTCTATGCTTGCTGGGACTGCTATGGATCAAACACAAGCGGATGCTTTAGAACAAGCGAATGCTGCTAATGCACAAGTTGGTAACACGCCATGAATTGAAACTCCTGCTACTAATTCCAAAAAGAAAAAGAAAGGAAAGAAGAAGAAATAAATGGTAAATAATACAGTATAGATATTTATTAAAGTGATATTGAAATCATTTACATAAGAGGAATTATGTCAAAAAGATATGGTGGAACATATATTGTTCAAAATGCTAGAAAGATAGAATCTGACGGAATAAATAAATTCGTCAGAAGACTATCTACTGTTTTTTATCCAAATTTTAATAAAGCGGAAGATACACAAATTCTTTCACAAGAAGGTGACAGATTGGATATATTGGCAAAAGAATACTATAATGATGAATCATTGTGGTTTGTTATTGCTAAGGCAAATAATTTAGGTAAAGGTAGTCTTGATGTTCCTGCTGGATTAGTGATAAGAATACCGTATTATCAAGAAGATACCGGTATAGCTTCCTTATTAGATGGTTACAATAATTGGAGATAATATTTTATGCCAAAATGGAGTAGTGGATATGATAATCCCTTTTATCATAATGTTGGTGGAAGTGTAAAGGGTGAATTGGCTGCTAGAGCAACACAGGTAGGAACTAGAGTTCGTGGTGGAAAAAATACAAAAGCAGTAGAATGGTCATATGGAAAAACCGCATATGGTCATGTTGTTGGTGGGGGCATTCCTCTTGGATTTCCAGGTGACAGAGTTATGAGTGATAAAAGTGGTGCATTAAAATTATACAACTCAAATAATTTGCCAAGATTTCCTTTATTAACGTCTATTGATGTAACTAATGATGGAACAATTGGATCTCTTTTACGAGGAAACTTTGCATTTTCATTTTGGCCGGAAATAAGTGCTGGTGGATTTTCTATGAAAGGGGTTGATAGTGCATATTTTGTTCCAGGAAAAGAAGTTAAAATGTCTTGGGGATGGAGCTATGGTGGTCCTGCCTGTAAACAGGCATTTACTGGAATAATAAGTAATTTCAATTGGTCATTCAATGTAGACTTATCATTATCAGCAACAATATCTATTGTATCGGCCGCAACTATTGCAGTTGGTGCTTCTGGAGATCAATCAACAAAATCAGAGGAAGGTGCTGCTGGTGAAGTAACAGATCCAGCAAAAGTTGTTGTTGAAGGAAATAATTTGGCATCTATTATTGATGCAGATTTAGGAACTGGAAAAGAAGAGGGAGCAGCAGGAACTGATGGAGATGTGCCAACTCCACCGCCAGATTCATCAGGTGGAGCTGGTATACCAACTTGGGTTCCTGCTGCTGCAGGAGAAGTATTTGATCTTGCTGCTGGTAACACGGTTAGCAAAATGTTAGACTATGTTGGAATTGCATGGCCGTATCAAGAATCCGATGGTGAGGAGGATGAAGTTGAAAACCCAGATCCACCACCACCACCGCCTGAATCAGCTGCTGTTAAACCATTTTGGTATGTGAATGTTTATAGTCTTGTTGATTTCGCAAATAAGATAATAGAAAAATTTGAAGGTGGCGGCGGTGGTTTGGGAAAAGTATTCAAAGTCGCGGTTGAAGGTAATATAACACAAAAATTACCAATACAGTCTGCATTTCCAATTGATGTTGTATTTCCTGATTCAGCTGTTATGGGAAAATACGGAGACTGTGTACCACAGTATAAAGATGCTGCATTTGTCAATGGAAATGACATAAACATAGGCGGCATATTGATTGGAACAGACTACATAAAAGAAACTTTCAAAAATTTTATTCAAGAAAATTCTGCAAATGTTTTCTATAAAAACTTAACAAATTGGTTTGAAACATTATTGAAAAGAATAAATGTTGCTTCTGGAGAAATGTATCAATTATCACCAGTTTTATGCGAACCACCGAGCAATTTTGATGGAAACGCTGATGGTAAATTGGCAGTGTGTATTCTTTCAATAGAAGATTCAAATTTATCATCAACTCATACGAATAAAGTTACACCATTAAAATTTACTGCAGATATTTATAGACCACTGATAAAGAATGTTAATATATCGTCAAAACCACCTGCACCAATGGCAGCGGCTGCTTATGTTAAAGCTCGTGGTGCAAATAAACCTGCAAATATAGAAGTAAAGGCAGATGCAGCGTCTGGAGGCGATGCAGCGGCAGTTCAACAAAAATTAGTAAAGGCGGTTGAAAATTTTTCAAAAACAGGATTCAATGATGCATGGTGTGAGGCGTTTAGAGGAAATTTGGCAAAATTAAAAAAAATGTCCACAAGTCCTGGAAATGCACATTGGTTAAATATGGCATTATATCCAGTTGATTTTTCTATAACGATAGATGGCGTTAGTGGATTTAGGTTTGGTGATGTAATATCAACAAATCTTGTCCCGAAAACTTATGTTGATAATAAATTAGTATTTGTTATTACAAAAATTGAACATAAAATATCTGGTGGTATGTGGGAAACCACATTACATACTGCAGCCAGATTGAAAATGGACGGAAGTGGAACACTTTAACGGAGTATGTAATGGCAACAAGAAAAAAGATATTTTATTCTGAAAATCAAATTACTAAAAACTTATTTACCAAAGGACAGGAATTGATGTATCTTGATGATTGGAAAGAATATAGTGGTTATTATCATCAGTATTCCACAGGTGAAAAATATACAGAAAGAGATTGGGATCCTGTTAAATCAAAAAGATTGATTAGATATAAAGAAGGTAATGCTAGTTATTTCAAGTATCTTGATCTAAAACATTTTACTGTGTTTTCAAACGGAGAAAAAAGAAAACTGTTGGGAACAAACACACAGTTTTATAGATACAGGTCTCCATCTGTTGTTAAAAGAAGGCCAACTACAAAAGAGTTGGAAGCGGGTGTTATACAAAGATTTTTTGTGTATAAAAGAAACGAGAAAGATAGAGTTTTATATGAGATTGATCAAGAACAGGCATCCACTTACAACACAAAAAATGGTGGAATAAACCAATTTCTTTATGGTTTAATAGCTATTCCATGGAAACTATCCGGTCCTGAATACGATGTCTATAAAAATGATATATTAGTTACTCCTGGAGTAGTTGATACCAATAGAAGAATTGTTTTGCGGCATTCAAAAAAATTTCGTATATTAGCAGAACTATTGCACAATTATAGAGAATTTAGTAAATATGATGGTCAATTCAATCCACGACCATGTATTAACTGTTAATATACAAACTTTATTATGACATTTCAAGAAAAACCTTCGGTTTGCATTCCAATTACAAGCAATCCAAACAAACACCCGTCTGCAGTTGGCATTATTGGTATGTATTTTCTATTTACCGATGGGGAAGAACAATACATAAATTTTACACATCCAGATGAAGTAGATACAGACATTAAGTTAAATGAAATAAAATTGCATCCAAAAACACTTGTATTCAATAAGAAAGCATTGGCATATAACGGTTTCAATGATGGTATCGATCTAAATTCATATGTACATTATTATACATCAGACTATATCAATCCAAAAGAATTTTATCCGAAGGGTATGGAAACGCTCGCCAATAAATTTTACAAAATAGAAGATTTAGGTCATGTCATACCACTTTCAAAACAATTGGAATGGGCAAGAAAGATTGCAAAATATGTTATGAGAGTTTATACAGAAAACCCAATTGAACAGAGTTGTATAGATTACTGTAATGATTTCATAAATGTATTCCATGAAATAGAAAAGAATGATATTCTTGTTGGCGATGAAACGAAGAAACAAAATTATATGTGGTATACTGCAACAGGTAGACCGAGTAATGCTTGGGATGGTTTTAATTTCTCTGCAATGAATAAGAAAGACGGCAGTAGAGATAAAATTAGTTCAAGATTTGAAGGCGGTAAGATAGTTCAATTTGATTATGATGCGTTCCATATAAAACTACTTGCTAAGATATTGGATTATCAATTTGAATATCATCCGTATGAGCAGATACAGAGTGATTTGGATATGGACATGGACTATGACCAATTCAAATCAAAAGTATTTCAAAACATATATGGAACAATTACGCCTGAATTTATGAACCACACTTTCTTTAGATCAGTTCAGGCACTCATAGATGAAATGTATTCCTTATATGAAACCGATGGCATGGTAAAGTCTTGGTTTTACGAAAAGAATTTCAGAGATATTCAAGATGCAACACCTAATAAAGTATTCAATTATGTTCTTCAATCATTGGAAACCGAATACAATGTCCGTAAGATAAAAAGTATTTTACCACATTTACAAAATAAGAAGTCTGTGTTTATGATGTATCTTTATGATGCTTTTGTTTTTGATATTCATCCAGATGAAATGGATTTAATTGACACTCTGCAGTCTGCATTTGAGACAGATAATATGTCAATAAAAATTTATGTTGGCGAGGATTTTGGTAACATTAAACAAATTTAGGAACATATTTATATTAAGTGCGGAAATTTACAAAAAATGAGAGAAAATTATTGAAGACACAGCTTGTATGTACTTTTGCAAGAAAATACCAAGTTCAAGAAACTTTGGATAATATAAAAGAAAATTTTTCTATATTAAACAACAAAGTATTTCATTTTAAGTCTTTTGATACAAAAGAAGATGTAATACTTTCGTATAATGTCATAATGGATAGTTACAAAAAATTTCTCCCAAATTCAATAATGGTTCATCAAAAACGAGAAACAAATACGATATACACAATAAATGCTCTAAATGAATTGATAATGAATTTGAATAATGGTATACTTGATAAAAAATATCCTATTGAATGGGAAAGATACCGTAATTGTGCACTTCTTAAAAATAAAGAAGGTTTCCGTGTTGTTAAGATATTTTTAGTTAGAGTGTATAATTGGTAATTTAATTTCAATTCTATATTTATTATGAGAACAATTAAAAGATAAAACATGAAAAATAAACACAACAAAGAAAATTTGATAAATGAAATTACAAAAAAACTTGTAAATGTTTTTTGCAAGTTTAACTTTATCAATGAAGCAAGTGGATTTGATACAATTTTTGATGAACTAAAAAAGAAACTAACAGATATATCAATGCTTCCGGATAATGTTATAGATGCTAGTAAGTATAAAGAACATGAGATAATAGATGCACTAAAATCAATTGGCTACGAATATAAAAAGCCAATGTCTGGTAAATTACACTTTTTTAATAAAAAAACAAGTATAAGTGTTTATTTGATCCAAAAAGACTCAAAAATAACTCTAATACCATGAGTAAAAAAATGAAAAGAAAAATCGTAAATGAATCAATATCGCAATCTGCAATTAGTCCTTTTACTTATATTGTATTAATTGATGCATTAAATTTGGCAGAAAAGGGGAAGGGTAATATATTGTATATGTTTCCAAAGGAAAGTCCTTCATCTATAAAATTTTTATTTAAGAAATTGTTTAATTCAGATTCATACCGAAGTGGTAAGGACTCGTTACAATCAATATCGTCTAGATTCCATAACAATTCAGATTTAATTACACTCTATAAGGCAGTTAATTCATTAAAAAGTATGCCATATACTGAAAGTGAAAAAGAAAAACATGAAAATGATATTCAAAAATTAACAGAAAAAATATCCGGTTTTATTAAAAGAAGATTGACGGCCGAAGATGAAGAAGTTATAGAAATGTTTTTGTCAGAATTAAATCATGTTGCTGAGAAAATTTCTTTGAAAATACAAGAAGAAGTAGATACTGCTATTCAGACTAATGAAGTTCCTCCTGAATCGGAAGAACCACAAAAAAAATCAGATAAGGTTGAAGAAAGATTAAAAAATAAACTTCGTAAGAAGATAAAAGAAATAGTAAGAACTCATTTGTTATCAAACAATATAAGATAAAAATGATTAAGTTAATTGACTTGCTAAAAGAAATTGAAATTGAAAAGGGTGCATTTCATGGATATGGGATGAAACCAAAAGATATGCGGGTTGATGCGTGTAATGTAGAATGGACAAGTCCAGAACAAGATACAGGATGTCCTGCTTTTTCTGACTCAACAAGTGTAACAACCGAAGATATTGAAAAAGCGATATTGTATTTGAATGAAGAAAATCCTAAAACATTGATTGCTTATTCACGTGGTGGAGCAATACTTCTTCAGGCATTATCAATGGGTGCAAAAAAGCCAGATACCGTTTACCTTGTTGCTCCTGCATGGAATAGACAATGGCCAACGGTAACTTTAACTGGTTCTGAAATTAGCGGTAACGGTGCAATTATTCACGGCGGTAGTGATAATATAGTTCCATTAAAACATTCTGTGATGTTGGCAAAAGAAAGTGGTATGCCATTATATGTTTTTCCTGGTGCAAATCATGTGAACATATTAAAAAATAAAGATAATCCAACATCAGGAAAGTGGATGAAAGATGTTAGAAGTGCTAAGGCATTTCATATAATGTCTGTTCTTCCAGATTGGGGTAAAACTGGTCAGGCATCGCCAGAAGAACTTAAAATACAAGAAGAATTTGTTAATACGATTTAGAGAGAATGTTGATGAAAAATTCATTGAAAAGTTTAGTAAACGAAGTTAAAGTAAAACTAAATGAAGAAGATGCACAAGAAGAATTGAAAAAAATTCTTAAAAAAGATTATGTTTCATTTGTAAAAGAGCTGGGTGATAATATAAAGGATCCTAAATTTGTTGATGCCATAAAATCTTTATCGTCAGATGCTCCAGTTAAAACATCTGCCGCTTCTCCTGTTTGCACAGATTTACAGCCAACTCAAAATGAAGTTGTTATGGATAAATCATTGAGCTATCCGTTAAAAGATGCTGCAAGTGCAGAGGCCTGTTTGAAAGGTGGTGTAGTTGCACCTGCTGGAAAATCAATTGTAACAGGTGGTGGTGGTAAATTTGTTATTGACGGACACCACCGTTGGTCACAAGTATTCTGTCTTAATCCTGATGCAAAGATAAAGGCAGTTGATTTAACGGATATTAAAAAACCACTCGAAGCACTTAAAGCCACTCAAATTGGTATTGCTGCTCAAACTGGAACAGTTCCAACTGCAGCCGGTGGTGGTGTAAATCTGTTTCAAGTTGGTGAGAGTGAATTGAAAAAATATGTTATTGATAATATAAAAGAGCCAGTTGTTGAAGTGTTTAAGAAATATGATAAAGGCGATACACCAGAAGCGATTGCGGACTATATTTGGGGTAATGTAGAAACATTGAAAAAACAAAGTCCTCCAGTTGCAGGTGCTCCAAAGCGTGATGTTATGCCTCAAACAGATGATGCACCAGCTTGGGTTGATAACACATTCAATGTGGAAAAAATACCAGAAACGATTGTTCGTAGATTAAAGGAACTTATGAAATACAATAAATGATAATATGGGAAATCTTCGGATTTCCCATATTTATTTATAGAATAAAATAAAAATTGCTTGCTTATTAAACATTAAATTCATATATTAGTATTGTTCTATTAGACATAACATTCTTTTAGTAACGATTAAACATTATTTATTACACATTTGGAGAAACATCATGGCTATTAACCTAGATGCAATCAAGAGTCGTTTGAACTCTCTAAAAAACACAAACAATCGCACATCTAACATTTGGAAACCCGATCCGGGTGAAACTCAAATCAGAATTGTTCCCTACATTCATAACAGAGAAAATCCGTTTATCGAATTGTATTTCCATTACAATTTGGGTAAGAGATCTATTCTTTCTCCTGCATCATTTGGTCGTCCTGATCCAGTGGTTGAGTTTGCAGAAAAACTTAAACAAACTGGTGATAAAGAAGATTGGGTAATGGGTAGAAAATTGGAACCCAAAATGCGTATCTATGTTCCTGTTATTGTTCGTGGTCAAGAAAATGAAGGTGTAAAGTTTTGGGGATTTGGTAAACAAATTTATGAAGAACTACTTGCTTTCTTTGTTGATCCTGATTACGGTGATTTGTCTGATGCAAAATCTGGTCGTGACATTGTTGTTACCGTTAAGTCACCAGAAGAAGCCGGTAAGACTTATGCAGAAACAAGTATTCGTGTTAAACCAAAAGAAACACCTATTACAGAAAGTGCAGAAGTTCTTGAAAAGATTAAGTCACAACCACAAATTACAGAATTGTATCCAGAACCATCTTATGATGATTTGAAGATTCAGTTACAAACTTGGATGGGTGCTTCTTCACAAGAAGAAGAATCAAAAGATCTCAATTACAAACAAGAAAAGAGTGACAGCTCAAACACACCTGCAGAAGATGTCGGTGTTACATTTGATGATTTATTTTAATAAGGGTGAGTTATGGCAAAATCAAAGAGTGATCTTTCCGATGAACTCGGTGGGCTCATTGCCGAAACTATAAACAAACAATTCAAAACTCAAAACATTAAGACTGCTTACTTTCTTGAAGGTGATAGTGATGCACCTACGATAGTAAAAGAATGGGTAGGAACTGGCTCAACCATGTTGGATTTGGCCATTTCTAATCGTAAGTATGGTGGTTTTCCTGTTGGTCGTGTATCTGAAATAACAGGTCTCGAACAATCTGGTAAATCTCTATTGGCAGCCCATGCACTTCTTAACACACAAAAGAAAGGTGGTCTTGCTGTTTATATTGATACCGAGAATGCAATATCAACTGAATATCTAACCGCAATCGGTTTGAACTTGAAAGATATGTTATACATTCCATTGGAAACCGTAGAAGATATTTTTGAAACTGTTGATGTTATCATTGATAAGGTTCGTTCATCTGATAAAGATAGATTGGTAACGATAGTAGTTGATTCGATAGCCGGTGCATCCACTAAAACAGAAATGGCTGCAGACTTTGATAAGGATGGTTATGCTACGGCAAAGGCACTTATCATTTCAAAGGCAATGAGAAAGATTACAAATCTTATTGGTAGAGAGCGTATTTGTTTGATTATTACAAATCAACTTCGTCAGAAATTAAATGCCCCAGCATTTTCTGA